GCCTTGCCAGCAGTTGTTCTTTGATTGAATCAAGAAGCAGGATCAAGGCGAGCCGCTGCCATATACCACAACCGACAACACGCAGACCAACCACGGCATCACACAAATCCGCAGGTCGGCAAAGTGGAGCGGATTGACGCCTGACGCACCATACGACTTGACCATCAACGGCAAGGTGCAGCGCGTGTATCCCGGAAAATACATGGATGTTGATGGCAACATTTTGCCCACCAGTGAATGGGCCATGATGATCTACCATTCGTCCAATGAAAACATCCTGTTGGATATAAAGGACTTCAGCCTGCGCCGATCTGATGACTCAGAAGACAATATTTTTGCTGTTGAAAATCCATTGACCAAGGAAATCTGGATCGCGTTCCCGTCTTCCTCCGATCAGAACGTGTTGCGATTTGACACGGACATGCAGACGGTAAGCACCAGTGGACTTCCAATCGCCTCTGCCTGCGCAGTGACCAAGCCGGAAAACACCACAGAAATTAAGGTGGGGGTGCGCTGGTTTATCATGGGTGGAAAAGATGGCAGCGTGTTGCGCTACGGGCTTACCAGCGAGCAGCCCAAACCCTCTGGAGCTATTACGGCCACCGGCAGCGGCAATGAGATCACCGCCAGCGCCGACTTCTTCTCGCCAAACATGGTGGGTAAAAGCCTGCTGTTCGATAACAAGAAGTGCGTCGCCATCACCGGTTACATCAGCAGCAAAAAAGTCCAGGTGCTTGGCAGCGTTACCGGCATCACCAATAAAAAGTTCACCGTGCTGCCAGCCATCTGGCATCGAGATGGATACGGGTATCAATCAATCATGGAAAGCGGGCTGGAGTCGTTTGGCCAACCGGACAGCGAAAAGAGCTGGGCACAATACGTTCCAATCCTGGCTAGCAAGCAGTCGTCGGAAGTCTCATTGGAAGTGGCATTGCGCGGGGCGAATAATCCAAATCAACCGGAGGATGTGTTTGTTACCGAGGTGTCACGTCCCTTGACAGAGAACCTTGTTACCCTGATTTTAAGTTCGCACTACATTGGTGACCGGATCACCGTGGACGGGATCAACAACCCATGTGAGTTGGCGGCGAGGACGTTCCTTGTTGGTGGAGTGGACAGCCGCAGCTTCCAACGCCGAAAGGCATAACAACAGATGGCATTGACCAAGCAAAACTCAACTCCGACAAACGCCAACCTGCGCGTGCAGTGGCCTGATTTGCCGGAACTGGAGGTTATGCGGGACGCCCCGGAAGATCAGCAACGGCTAGAAGAATGGTATTTTCAACTGCGCCAGTCGCTTGACCGAACGCTGCAAGCCATCGTGGAGGCGAAGGAGGCGAACAATGCTACCGCTTGATGGCGTGCTGGCGACCGAGCCGAGATTGATGTTCCGAGCAACTAAAAGCGTGCGCTTGGAGAATGTGGTTTTGGTCAACAACGGAGACGCGGTGGCGACTTGCAATTTGTATGTCAACATTTCCGGCTTGCTGCGCCCAGTAAGCCCAGTTGGCGCGGAGTCGCTGCAACTAGGCGCAGGGAAGATGGCGGTGGAACGAATGCCAATAATCTTGGCGCCGGGGAACGAGCTGCACGGGCGATCCAGCGCAGGCAACGCAGTGACATGGGTGCTGTGCGGTCTTGAGATATGAAAATTTATGGAAAGGCAGGCGAGGTTGTGACTTTTGAATCCGAAGTAAAACTCTACGCCGGATCGGTGGCGCTCTCTGTTGGTCAAGAGGGCGGATCAGTGGCGCTGGCTCTGTCGTTTGTACCAAAGCTGGTCAAGGTGTCCGTGCGCAAACCGGCTGGCGGACTTGGCCTTGGAGCAAACGTAACCGGCACTCCAACCATAAGCGGATTCGACTTCGAGCTGCTCAACGGAACGCCAGATGTGGGTGGATACTACCTGGATTACGAGGTGACGGGATGAAAAAGCTGATCTTAATTGTTACCCTGATTTCGGGGATTACAGCCCAGGGAGCGCAGACAAACGCTTTCCCGATTCTGCGCGGAAAGCTTCAAGGCGATCTGGATGGAGCGGGGTATGCTGCGACCAACCTGAACGACATCAAGTTCACGGATGGCCGGTCCTTTACGAACTGGGCGGCGACTAATGTGGCGGGTGTGTCTCCATCTGAATTGGCCAGCGCGACCAACTCGGCCACGCTGGCAACCCAACTCGAACTCACCGGGCGCACGAACACGGCGGCGCTGGCCGTGAATCTCGGCGGCACATTCCAACCACTCGACTCCGATCTGACGGCGGTGGCCGCGCTCAGCACCACGGCTTATGGAAGGGCGTTGTTGACGCTCGCGAACCAAGCGGCACTTGCCGCCCTGTTCCCAAGCGATCCGCTGACCAACGGCTACACCGCGAATGTGATCCTCGCTGGGTCATCAAACTACTTTGGCGGAAAATTGAACGTTGGCGGGATTCTCCTCGATGGCGGGAATAATCAGATTTCTGTCGGCCAATCAGTTCTGGGCAATGGCTATCTTCGGTTCAATGGCGACACCTACCTCGAAAGATCAGCGGCGCTGTGGATGCGTATTGGAAATGGTTCAACCACGAACGGCAGCCTCGCGGTGAGCAATTTGACCGTGGTTGGAAGCCTGAACCTCAAGGCGGGTGGAGGAACTATCGGAACAGAGAATGGGAGTGGCTCCATAACGCTCAATAATCAGGTGCAATCTAAAAATCTGGTAGCGATCAATTCCACCTACGGCATCACAGGCTTCGGCTACGAGGCTATTCAAGGACCAATTTCTTCCACCAACGTCAACGTCGCCAACACCTACGCGACGTTCGACGGCTCGCGCACGACGGCGGGAGCATGGCTGGAATATACGACGAACGGCGTAAGTAAATTTTCAGTAAATACGGTTGGGGCAGTTGGGTCCACGGCAGTCAATGTCCACAGCTCTGGAACGACCGTCGCTCAGATTTCAGCTAACAGCGGAGGTCAATTTAATGTCTCTCGTGGAGGCGGCTTGCTGGCTGATGATGGCGCGAGTTTAGGCGGTAACTTGAACTCATCAATTCTATCTGGAAGCACAGCGGCCACGGTTGGGAATTGGACATTGAAGACGAATTTGCTAATCCCATACGGCGCGATTCGGTTTGGCCAACTCACCGTCCTCCCCACGAACGCCATCCTCGCGTCGTCGGCGAACAACACGCCATGGACGGCATTCAGCCTTACCAACCTCGGGCCGGTGCTGGCCAAGACCAACAGCACTTCCGCAGCCGGTGGCTTCACCGTGCATCCCATCGCGGTGAACTCCGAATACCTCGCCCAACTGCGCGAGGAATTTTTCGGCGGCGGCAACTCGTCTTTCCAGATCGGTGAACTCGGCTGGCGCAACATCAGCGGCGGCAACGGAACGCCCGGCGCGATTGCGTCGGAGGCCAATCACCCCGGCATCTTCCGCGCCAGCACGGCGGGCAGCGCGAACTCATACAGCGGCTTCGCCCTCTCGCAGTCCACCTCGCAGAGCGGCTTCATCCTGACGGACGGCGACGGGGCATGGACGTTTATTTTCCGCCCGTCCTCGACGAACAACACCGACATCGCCGTTGGCTTCGCGCCACCGGCCACGCATTTCATCGCCACCGCCAGCCCGAACACACTCGCGTGGAATACGGCCAACATTTGCGTCGTCTCCACCAACGGCAGCCCGTGGTATCTGCACGCTCGCAACGCCGCCGGTGGACCGGAAAGCTGGGCCAGCACCGGCGTCGCCAGCCAGAGCGCCGGGTGGGTGAAAGCCAAGTTCCGGTGGGACGCTGCCAACAGCATCATGTATCTCAGTGTGAACGACAGCGCCGAAGTGAGCGCCAGCGGCGCGAGCCTTCCGAGCCTGAGTGCGCTGCGCAGCCCGGTCTTCCAGATCATCACCAGCGACACGAACGCGAGGGATATTGACGCCGATTTCTTCTGGGCCAAACAAGCGGTAACACGATAACTACTATTATGAGCAACTTAACCGTTCCAAACCTGACCTTGCGTGAGTCCAAAGGTGCGCCACTGACCAACTCCGAGATCGACTTCAACTGGATAACGCTGCGCAATTTTTGCAATTCGCTGGCGCAATTGATGGGGGTGTCTCTAAACACAGACGGAAGCCTGAAGGATAACTCGGTTGAGGAAGGTGACATCAAGAACCGCCAGATTGGACCGACCAAGCTAAAGCTGAATGCGTTACCATTCTTTCAGGATGTCGGCTCAACCAACAATTTTGCCATCGCCCCAGACCCGGCAATCACCGCCTACGAAAACAACATGGTGTTTATCGTGCGGGCATTGACGGCCAACACCGGCCCGGCCTTGTTCAAGGTCAACAACCTGGAAGCGCTGCCGCTGAAAAAGCAGGGTAACCTGGAATTGGAATCGGGCGACATCAAGGCGCAGCAGGTGTTCATGGTGGCGTACTTTGGCGGTGGATTTCATTTGATTAGCGGCAGTGCAGCTCAGTCCACATCCAACAGCACCATTGACAGCACCGGCAATCTGCAAGGCGTCTTGTTCAGCGGATCGGCGGCAACGCCAGCAAACGGTGCGACGACATCGTTTACGCACGCCTTGAACGCCCTGCCTGATTCGTGGGTGGTAGTGCTGGAGGCCATTGGTGTGGACGCTGGATTTGTGATTGGAGACACGCTGCCGCTGGATGAGATCACCAAGCTCGATGGCACGCCCATGTTTCGGGTCAAGGTAAACTCCAGCTACATCACGGTCACACGCCTGGATGCTGGCAATGGCTATTATGGCGGACTTGAGCTGGCCATTGGGACGCTATGGCAGATCAGGGTAAAGGCGATCAAGGAAACCTCACCGACGCTTAACCTGCAACCCGCTGCGTCGTTTCAAATTGTTTCCCCAAATTCAGCCGTAACTTATGGGCAGTATTGCTATGTGGCTGCCCGCAACGAAACCGATGTGGCTTCTCCAAGCCGCATCTTTCGCGTGGATATGCAGACCAGCCAGGTTGAAATAGTGGGCACAAATGGCACCAAGCGAAACGTCAACTTCCACATTTATCGCGGCGCGTTGAACGAAGACCGGTTGATTGCGGTTGATGACGGCGGCATTCGTTGGACCACTTTGCAAAAGCCGGTGTCCGGGGCGTGGGTGATTGGAGAGATTTATACGGGTAACACCTACGACAAATACAAGGTTCTGGCGGTGGATGATGCGGCTGGAATTGCCGCCGCCGGGGTGTGGCTTGGGCCGCAGCAGGGTGCTGGCACGAGCAAGGTGAACAACTATCGGATCAAAAAGCGAGTGCTTGGCGGAGCTGAAACCAGCATGACCGGTATCAACTTCACGTCGGCCACCGGCGCTGATGCAGCCAAGTTTTCAGCCATGCTGACCACTCCAGGTTCTACCACCGTGATGTTCTGCCTGTATAACCCAGCCAAGAAACGGATTTACATGGTGGATAAGGCCACAGCGTTGATGCACATTTTTGAGTTGTCCGTTGATTTGACCGGGTGGCTGGTGGCTTCCCCGGCGGCGCTGGATTACTCCCAGCTAACCTATAAGAAAAGCATTGTAATAGGTGGTGGCGTAATCTGGACGGCTACCGATTTCGCTTACGACTCCATCAACATCGAGTTTGATTTGGGAACAGGCGAGGAAAAGGCTTTGGTGTTGGCACAGGATTGCGAAGGCACTGCTTTATCAAATAACAACCATTCGGCGGGCATTGTGACTCGCATTCCGTGGCGCGAGTGACCAAGTAGTGACTAAGCTTGCTTGACGCCATGTAACCCTAAGCGTAGGGTTGGCAGCAAGGTGACAGAGATGCCGTTAGCAGGAATTGTTCAGGGTGAATCATCCGGTGTTGTTCACCGCAGCCCGGACGCGGAGTTGAAATTGGATGTGTTGCAGGCGGCCATGAGCCAGTTGCCGCAAGTAAATTGCCCTCTGGTGCATAGGTTTACGCCGGGCATGTATGTGCGTGAAATCTTCATGCCTGCCGGGTCTTGGATTATTTCCAAGATTCACAAGACGGAGCATCCGTTTGTTATCAGCAAGGGGGTTGTATCGGTATGGATCGAAGGCGACGGCTGGGTGACATTCAAAGCGCCACATACCGGGATCACTAAGCCTGGCACTCGACGTGTGTTGTGCGTCCATGAGGATTGTGTTTGGACCACGTTTCACGTCACAGACAAGAAGACGCCGGAGGCGGTTGAGGAAGACATCATTGAAAAGCACGACATCATTCTGCCGGAGTGGGTGCGAGAAAAGGTGGCCGCCATCGCTGAGCGCCTAAAAATAAACCAAGGAACACCATGAGCTTTGTAGCAGTAGGAGTAACGGCCGCAGCAACCATAGGCACTGGTATCGCCAGCTCAATGATGGCCGCCGACGCGCAGAAGGACGCCGCCAGTAAAAATCGCGATGCCCAGAAATACGCCGCCGACAAGAACTACCAGCAGTTTTTGGAGGCTCGCGGCAGTGGTGGCAGCGCAGTTTTGCCGCTTTACCTGAAGACATCCACCGGTCGGTTGTTTGAAGACATGCTTGGATCGGACGCCATCTCCGCCTACGAAGCTTACCGCAAAGACCCAGCTACCGCACTGGCTGACAACAAATCAAGAGTGGATGCTTTTGCCCCGGCGGCGGTGGGTGCGCGCTCTACGGTAAACAGCATTTTTGACGGCGGGATGGAGAAGCAGATGTTGGAAAACAACGCTCCCGTTGCCGCCGCCCGAGTGAAGTTCAAACGCGGCGCAGCTATTGACGCGCTGAACAAGACGCTGGGCGAAATCAACGCCATGCAATCCGGACGCGGATTCAGCGGTGATTCGTTTGGTGGTCAGCTTTTGAAGTTCAATGCGCGCAAGGCGGCTGGAGATTCCGTGGCGGACGCCAATATGCAGAACGCGCTGGATGAACAAGCCATAAAACAGGCCGCGCTCCAGCTTCGACTGAACAACTTGAACACTCCGTTGACGATGGCCAAGAACGATCTGGCCATGTTCAACTTACCAACCGACAATTACGTTGACCAGTTGTTGCAAGGCCAGCAGCCGTTCAAGTTCTTTTACATCGGCCAGGGGAATCCGCCGCAGGTGCAACCGTTGACATACACGGCTACTCCTGGCGCGGGACAGCTTGCCCTGCAAGGCGTGTCGCAGGCTGGCGGAACATACCTGAACTACTTGTTACAGCAGCAACAGCAGCAGCAATACATGAACGCGATGCGTTCAATGCAGCAGCCCAATTACACGGCTACATTGATGCCGGGGACGGCCATTGATAGCAGCGGGTTTGTGATGCCTGCGGGCGGATAAACAGGAGGACAACATGGTTGCACCCGAAGAAGTTTTGACGATGAGCCTGGCGCCAGCGATGGCGGCAGTGAACAACTATTCCGCTGGCCAGACCGACTTCGCCAAGCAGCAGTATTTGCTGGCGCTCAAGCGCAAGCAGGATGCGGAGGACTTTGCGCGGCAGGCCCAGCAGGCGCGAGAGATGATGGGGCTGCGCGCCAGAATGGAAAACCAGCAGCTTGATCGTAAGCTTGCGGCAGAAAAAATCCTTGCCGGTGATCGGCTTAAAGCGGAAAAGGAAATCGCCTTGGCCAAGGAGAAGGCTGCCCAAGACCGCGAAGATGCACGCCAAAAGGCGATGCTCGACCGCATGACCAGCGAGGAAAAACAGCGCACTATCCGACAGCTCATCGTTGACCTCAAGGGTAATGCCGTTCCGCGAAATCCAGGCGAGGCAGATGACAGCTACATCATGCGTCTGATCGGAGCGGCAAAGGATCGCAAAGAAGCGGATACGTCGGCAAACACCAATGCGCTGCAAGTATTTGACAAACGGCTTTCTGAAAAACAGCGGGCCATTGATACGCTGCTCAACCCGGAACAAGACCCCAGCAAGCAGGCGGTGCTCAATGCGATGGTGAACGACCGGTTGGTGTCACACTTGTCCGAAAGATTGATGGCCACAGATGAAGCGAACAACCCGCTGTTCCCGGACGGCAAGCGCAAACTGGAGTTGCTGGCCAAAGATCGCAAGGCGGGCATTCCGCTTGAGATGTCGGCGCTGAAGCTTGGGCTTTCATCTCAAGTGGCGGCAGCCAAGGTAATTCTCAAGGCTCAACTGGCGCAAGATTTGGTGACGCCGGAAGACAAGATTCGATTGTCCGGGCTGCAAAAGGATGTGCTTCAGTTGCAGGCTGATCGCGGCCGCATCGAGCGCAATGATCCAGAGGCAGCGCGTCGGGCTGCCCTGAACGCCGCCAAGGCGCTTGGGATTGACGGCGGTGAAGGCGAAGGTGAAGGTGAAGGTGAAGGTGAAGGTGAAGGTGAAAAAACTGGCGCAGGCAACCACCCCGCTGGCCTTCCTCGCGGCACTGCAAACGACAAACAACCTGCGGCTGAGTCTCCGCTTAACTCGGCGCCGTTGTTTAGGACGCCGCCAGCGTTTGTTATTCCAACACAAGCTGCACCAACGGCAGAGGCGGGTGGCAGAACTGCATTTGGAGGCCCATCAATCATTTCTCCAGAATTCTGGAACAATGCTGCGAGTGCGCTCACGCCTTCGTGGTCGGCTTTCAGTCCTCAACCGCCGAAGGTGGCGACACCAGCGGCGGCTAACAACATTCCATCACTTGGGTTTTGGAGCCTGATGCGCGGCGGGGCATCTCCAATGGTGGTGGAGACACCTCAAGTGCTTGGCCCAGTTGCACCGCCACCCCCAGACCCACGAGGAATGTTTGTTCCAACAATGGTTGGCGGTGGCGGTTGGTAAACTAAACTTCTATGGCAAACCGCGTTGTTCAATGGTATCGCGGACAGAACCCAAACGATACGCGCAGCGATGACGAGCTGACGCTGGAGTTGGCGGTTCAGTATCCCGAGACTTTCACCACCTATCCAGATGCGATGGCCGACTTCGAGCGCATCCGCAAGGACTTGCTCAAGGCGCAGGTCACGCCCACGGATTACATCAAGCAAGCGGCAGGCAGCGCCGTGCGAGGCGTGGCTGGTGTCGTTGCCAGCGTTCCGGAGGCCGCCGGTGAATTGGTTGCAGGGTTAGCCAACAAGATCGAGGAAGCCGCTGGTCCAAAGCTGGGCGATCCCGACAAGCAGATCGAGGAATACACCACCTACAAGGCAGGCCAAAAGGCAGGTGAAGTAATCCGCAAGATTGGCGACGCCATCGCTCCCGAACCTGTTGAAGCGTTGGATGAATCGTTCTGGGCCACCAAAGTCCCGCAAGGGCTAGGCTCCGCCGCCGGGTTCATGGCTGGCGGCGCAGCCAGCAAGCTGCTGAAAATTCCACAAACGCTGGGCATTGCCGGACTGGGCGCGCTTTCCTCCGGTGCGGACGCCTGGAAAGAGGCTAAAGCTGCTGGCGCCAGCGACGATGAAGCCTACAAGGTATTCCTGCTTAATGCCGGTGTGGGCACGAGCGAAGTGCTGCCGCTGTCCAAAATGCTGAAACGCCTGGATGGAGTGACGGGTAACACTTTCACCAAGACGCTGGTGGAAGCGGGCAAGGAAACCTTTGAAGAAGCGTTGCAGGAAGCGGCCCAGCAGTTCGGCAACAACTACATTGCAAAGAAGACTTACGACAAAGATCGCGATTTGCTGAAAGACCTGGCCACGAACGCCGAGGTGGGCGGAGTGACGGGAGCGCTGTTCTCGCTCATCACTCAAGCCATCGGTGGCAAGGTTGGAAAGCTAAAGACTTCCGCCTCGACGGAAGACACGGGAAAGACCACGCAAACCACCACTGGCTCCAATGTGCGAACGGGCACTAAAATGCCAGTGCAGCCAAACAAGGCGACAGAGAGCGCCAAGGCTGGCGTGGCAACTGATATTGATGTTCGGGAAAACTTCGTTACCGACGATGACAAGGCGGCCGCCACCCGACTGGCGCAATTGCAGGCCGATGGAAAAACTGGACCGGAAGTAGATGCGTTGAGCGCCGACGTTGGTGCGCGCATCAAGACTGCACCGGCGTTGCTGGCGTTCTATTCCGGAGAGCTGGATCGCTTGCGACAGATCACAACCACCAAAACCGAGGAAGAATCAAAGCCATCAGAAACCAGTGCCAGTGAATTGATTCAAGGATTGGTGGATGAAGCTAACGCCAGGTTTGAGAAAAAGCGCAAAGAGCAGGAGGATTTAGCCGCCCAACAAAAACGCGATGCCGAGGCACAGGATGCCATTGGCAATGCGTTGGATGAGGCGGCGGCAAAAGGGGGTGAGAGCAATGGCCAAAAAGAAATCCAAGGGCAGCAAGAAGTGCTGAAAGCCCAACAGTTGGCGGCGGCGCGAACCGCCGCTGCCAATGTTGACACCGAGGCGGCGGCGAGTGAAGAATCAGCCAATGCACCCAGAGCTGCGCAACCTAGCCCTGTTGTTCGATCCGCTGCGCCGACTACTGTTCGAGAGGTTGCCGCTGTGGTTAAGCCGGAAGTTTGGCAAAAGCTGTTGCCGCAAAACGGAATCGAAGATGTCATCTCCAAGGTCATCGAGCAAAAAGCGGCGGTAACTTCCGGCGTAGGAGGCCAAGGTCAGAAGGCGGCCCGCTTGTTTGAGGAAACCAACAGCACCACAGAACTCTACAAGGACAGCAAGGCGACCGGGGAGAACCGCACCATGAGCCGAAAGCTTGCGGTTCTGGTGTCTCCCGATGGCAGCCACGTTGTTATTGGCACCGCTTACCGGAACGCATCTGGCGGCAAGCTGCAAGACATGGTGATGGCGTATGACAATAAGGGCAAAGCCAAGGCGGTGCGGCTGAATGATTTGGCGCAAGCAGGATGGGAGCTGGTGGGTTCAATCAAGACAGATGAGCCAACCAAGGGTTATGTTGCAACCCATTCCATTGAGCAGTGGCAGGCGCTCAAGGCAGACCTGAATAATCTGCGCTCCGGCCAGGCAAACACGGCTTCAAAGATGGAGTCGGTAATTGCTCAAGGAAAAGAGTTTGGTAGAACTGATCGCGGAGACGAAGGCCCGTCTGGAGACGATGTGGTTGAGGCGGCGCAGACATTGACTGATGCCAGCACAGGAGAAGATGTGGCCTTGGCTGACGCCGCCACCATCAACGAAGAAGAAAAGGTGAAAGGCTTTGGTCCGGCGGAAGGCCGCGCCATCTTCGACGCCATTCAAGGTAAGACCCGCGATGAGTTAAGCGATGCCGAAACAATGCTCAACGCATTGGCTTCCAGCAAGCGAGCCATGCACTCAATTGGCAGGCTGATTAAAGTGCTGGTCAAAGCTGGAGCGATTGATACCAATGACCAGGATTCGGCCAGCGCCGTAGTCCACCAACTGATTTATGAAGCCAGTATTCAAGCGCAGCGAGATGACTTTGCAAAATCCCTCCTATCGAGCGTCCGTGCAGCGGGGGGCGGCAGCGCTCAAGAAGGCGGGGCTGGACGTGCCAACGCTGGTGCAGGAGGCCAACCAGGAGCGGGAAGCGCAGGCAGCCAAGGAACTCAAACGGGAACAAACCCAGGCAGCAAAGCTGAAGAAGTCGCCCAAGCCGCAGCCGTAACCAACCCCAACCCGACCGAGGCCGAAAAGAAGTCCGGCGATTATCAGAAGGGTGTTGTTACCCTTCTTGACGGGTTGGATGTCGTCATCGAAAACGCTCAAGGCTCAGAGCGAAGCAAAGAGGGCAAGTGGTCGGTAACCATGCCGGTGCATTATGGCTACGTCAAAGGCACAGAGGGCAAGGATGGTGACGAGGTGGACGTGTTCATCGGCGAACACCCCGAATCAGGAAAAGTCTGGGTGGTTGACCAGATCAACCCCAAGACAAAGAAGTTTGACGAGCACAAGGCGCTGGTCGGTTTTGAAACCAAGGAGCAGGCGTTGGCGGCTTACGACGCTTCGTTCTCGGACAAGTCTGGACCGTCGCGCACCGGCGCCGTGGTCGAGATGGACGCCAGAGAATTCGTGGATTGGGTCAACGAAGGAGACACCAAAGCGGCGCTGGCTTATGGCAAGCGCGTGCGGCACCGACAGTCCAGCCTGGGAAACGAGTTCAGGTATGTGGTGTCGCCAACCTCAAAGAGCATTCACGATGTTGCCGATGCTTTTAAGCTGCGAGTTGTTCACTTCCAGAAGGATAACAAATTTATGTTTGCCCCCAAGGAGCATAAGTTCGTTGTGGGTGAGGCGGTGTTCTTCAACTTGAACGGAGAACAAATTCAGGGAGTCGTCAAAAAAATCGGAGGCGATAAGTTTGTTCTTACCAGTGTTACCAACCTCAAAGAATTCACCGTCAAGAAATCGCTGATTGCTCCAATCAATGCGGTTGAGTTACAGCCGAGACAACACGCCTCCGCTGAGCATGAAGCTTATGTGGCGCTGCCCAACGGAATTGAAGATATGCCCAAGCTGAGCAAGAAAACATGGGCAATTGATTCCCTGAACCGGCTGGCGGAAGAAGGGTGGAATAGTGCGCCAGAGGAAGTGGATCGCGGTATGGACCTATCCGCGCTTAGCGCGCAAGAACAGAGGGAGGTTGCGGCCGAGTTGGAATATGGAATACCGCGTGCGTTTGCCAAGCGAGTTGGGTTTGCGTCCAAAGAGGATCGCCTTACCAGCGCCGCCTATCAAGCGGCTTACGCCTGGGCGCACAACAACGGCTACATGATTGTTCCAGACGTATCCACCACCATGTCTGGTAACTATCGCCGCAACGCCCACCAACTTTCCAGCGCAATCAGGTATGAGTCGGCAGAGCACTTTCTTCCCACGGCGGACCAGCTAGGGATGATGGAAATTTCCGAGGCAAAATGGGTTCAGCTTTCTTATGAAGACAAGGTGCGGATGTTGCAGAAGGCGGAAGTCGGATACATGGAAGAACTGCTCCCAGACCTTCAGCGTTTTACCTATGATCCGATAGCAGACAACATTGTTGAAGAAGGTGCTGACGGCGAATCCATCGAGATGGATTGGCAGGATTTTTTTGATACGATCAAAGCCTTGAAAGAAGACCGGCTGCTTCAGCTTGAGTTGGATGGAAAGAATGAGGACTTGTGGAAGGCGGCAAGTCGAATTGGGAAAGCTTCACTAAAGCGCTACCTGATTGAAAAAGCTGGATTGCTTGGTCGGTTCGATGGCGGAGGTCTGGGAACGCATCCGTATTTATATCGCGATGGCCGACCATCTCCCGAAACCACGCGCCAGACAGCGGCCGCGTTCAGGGCGGCTATTGAAAAGCTGGTGAGCATGGGTGCGGACGGCGGAGTGCTGCTCAAATTATTGAGTGGGGTTGGCCAGGAATACGGTCGATACAGCGAACAGATCGGCCGCAAAGGGTTTGTGCGCAGCATCACGCTGGCGGTAGCCGACGCGGCTAATCCCACCGTGGACAACCTGATTATGTTGTTACACGAACTGGGGCATGGAGTTTTTTCCGCTGACACACAAGCGCGGCAAGCCATGATGGAGCGCGCCATCAGCGGTGTAGCTGACGACGTGTTGGGCATTACTGACTTCAAGATTTCAAAGAACTACACGACCGAAGAAGCGCAATCTGCTCAGGCCGAGGAACGCCTGGTGGAAGCTGTGGCGCGACGGTTGGCTTACGAGGGATTCAACCCGGCGGAGTCTGGCGGATTTGCCCAAGCCTTAATCCGCTTGTTGAAAGACCTCTACCATAGGGCCGTGATGCTGGCCGCAAAAGCCTTCGGCGCGGACATCAGCGCTGATCGGGCGCAAGCCTACATGGCCAATCGCATCAAGGCAGTTTTGAGTGGTGACGCGCAGATCGGGCTGATTGATTTTCTGGGTGGGCCAAAGCTGTCGCCGCTGGAACAGATTGAACAACGCGATCCTGTTGCCTACGCGGAGATGGTGGTGGGCAGGGTGCGGTATTCTGGTAACAACTTGCGCTTTGTGGACAATCCACGCGAGCCGGTGACGCCGGACTTGAATTCGTCCGAGTTGAAGAAGCCGCAGGTGGCGGCGCAGAATTTCATTCAGTCGGTGTTGGCTGATGCGTTTGAAGCCTTCAAGCGCGAAGGCTTGAACACGATGGGTTACACCCTGGAGTCATTCCTGAAGAACCCTACGTTCATCCAGTTGCCAGAGAAGATTGGCGATGTGGAGCACTACCCCAACGGAGAGTTGCCCGCCGACCTGGTGGCTGAGATCAACAAGCAGCTTGCTGCCATTGGTCAACCGACCATTCCGCCAGACTTCAAGCTGGAAGATGTCAGTGACACCGTGCGCAAGCGGGCGGCAGCCCAAGCTCATCGCGTGTTGCGCTCAATGGTGGTGGACATGGCAGAGAAGCGCCGCCTGAATGAGCGCGACGCCAAGGAAAAGTTTGAGCGTCTTCAATCGCAGAATCGAGAGCTGAGTGAGCTGATGGCCAACTATGAGGATTTGGAGCTGGTCACATCCATTGCCCAGCCAAGACTGTTGGGATTGGTGGAGGAACTGCGCAAAGCAGCACTGACCATCGAAAGCGACGGACACAAGGCGGGCGTGTTGGAGCAGGTGATCGCCGAACTTGACGGCAAGATCGGCCGCAAGGGCGTGACGCAATACGAGAAAGCCCTGAACGCCATCAGCAAAAAGCTTGATGGGTCTAAGCTGGCCGACTTGTTGGATGCGGTGGCAACGCTGGGAATTGATTGGAACACCATGTCAGCCACCGACATCAGGGCGGCAATTTTTGCGGCGGGAAACAAAGAGCTTTATCCGCTGATTCAGATTACACCGGAGAGCAAGGCGTTATTGGCGGGCGTGATCGCATTCAGCAAGTCCAACGGCCACGTTATGGACCTGCTTTCACTGCGCCGCGAGAAGGCGTTTGAGGAACGCAAGATCATCAATGAAGCTTTAAGTCTTGCAGTGTCCAGCCACAGCACTGCCATCAACGAAGCCCGCGAGCTGTTGAAGGCTCACAGCAGCATGGTTGCGCTGGAAAAAGATGCCGCTGGCCGGGTCGTAAACATCAACTTCACCCGCATTGGAAAGAAAGCGTTCCGCGTGTTGAGCCGCATTGAACAACTCAAACGCGAGAACCGGGAATTGCTGGATGAAGCACAGCGCGAAGGCGCTTTCAACCAATGGCACGAGGCCACCCGCCCGGTGTTCCGCAGCCGCTTGGCGGAGCTGGAGCGGATGATCGGCATTCAATACCAAGACTGGCAATTGGTGGACGAAGCCACTTACCCAGTGCCGCCTAATCCCAACAGCAGGATCGAGCATGTGCTGGCCAACCAAAAGAAGGTTGACCTGTCCAACATTGGATCGCTCCGCGCTGACATGATGAAGCTGCGCGAGTGGTTGGATAACGTGCCAGAGGGCGACCGTGGTGCTGACTGGGTGGACATGGACTCCATCTACAAGAAAGTGGCGTATAGCGACATTACACGCGGGCACGAGGCGGTGCGGCAGAACTTACTCATGCGCCACCTGGCGCCGCTACCCGACCGGTTGCGGTTTATCGGGACACCGGTGGCGCGGGTATTGGCCAGCCGCATCTATACGATGCAGGCCATGTTGCGCAAGTTCACGTCGTTCATTCAAACACGCGGCGAGAACTGGGAAGCCGCCGAAGCCAAGGCTATGAAGGCGGTCGGTGTTACCCAACAAGACGTGTTTCGACGGAAGATTTACCAGCCGATGATGGGATGGCTGGAAAAGCACATGGACTTGCTGGCGGCGCAGAAGGACGCCAAAACAGCAGAAGATGTGGCGGTTCGTGGGGTGATGGAATACCTGGCACTTGACCCGGACACGGCGCCATTGTTGGCCAAAAGCAGCAAGAGTCGGGCGGCACTGGAAAAATACCTGCGCTTGACGGCACAGAACGCCGCATGGACGGCGGAAAACGGCAGAGAGCTGGGCAACAAAGTGCTCGACGAAAGCGGCAACTACAAGGTTTACCGAGATGTCATCGGCCAGACTCCTTATACAGTGATGCGTTCGTTCAGTGAGCTGGGGGAGCAGGTGTTTAACCTGATGCGCAACTCTTTATGGGCTAACAAAAAGCTTCAGCGTGATGCAGCCGTGGAGGTGTATCGCAGTGACCCCGCTGCTGCCGCCGCCGCGCTGCAACCATACGTCACGCCGGAGATTTGGAATACGTTTGCGCGGCGCTGGGCCTATCGCGAAGGTCGGTCGTCGTTCTACGCACCGCGCCACGAAGACGGGATTCAGGTGTTTGCTCGCCGCGATAACGTCATCAAGGCTTTTGAGAATGCGAAGGGCGACCTAATTAAGTTTGCGGAAACGCTTTACGCCTTGGAAGGCGGCAAGACTGACTTGGCTGAATTTGTTGGGGATACTCTGGAGCAGTGGCAGGCGAACTACAACATGATCGAGGTGCTCCACCAAGACCCGAGCACGTCGCCGGATTCCATGCTGCCAAAGACCGGGCCGCGCAGGTTCATTGCCGACTCCCGCAAGAGCGAAGAATTACCTCGCGAGTTTCTGGACTATCTACCTTACGACACTTTTACTCTGCGCCAGATTACCAAAGGTCAGGTGTATCAGGCTTCGTTTGGGCGCAACCTTGAAGCGTGGGCCAACAACTTGCACTCGGCCAAGGTGGAGCAAAAGAAGATGGCGGCCGCCTACCGTTCTCTGGAAGCGTACTATCGCGACAAGGGTTTGACCGGCAAGCAACTCAAGGCGGCCATGCAGGCAGAGGTGACTGGTGGCTGGAAGAACATTCCGGGCGTGGACGACGTGGCCCGCAAAGCCAACTACCTGGCACTGGAGCAGGCAGCCGACAATCTGTACAGCCTCAACGTCATTGGTGAAAGCTTCGAGTCATTGCTTACGATGAACCGGATGCGGCCGCCGGAGTTTAGGGTGTGGAACAATTTGCTGGGCACGCTGGCTGGAGCGACGGTAAGCGGCCCGGCCACGGCGTTGACGGATAACATTTCCACCGTGGAACAACCGTTCCGCAAGCTGGGCTTTGACTGGCAGGCGGTGCAATGGGTGCTTGGCACCAAGAAAACTGAGATGGCATTGGCCGCAAACTCATTGTTGCAGGCGTTTGGATTAACGCTGAGCAAGGATGCCGCGCATGTGCGTTTGTTGAATGAACTCGGCATTGTGGATGACGACGCCACGATTTCGTTGAAGGACAAGGCGGCGGCCTACTTCCTTGAGGAACACAACCTGGTCAACAGCAAAGCTGAGCGCGCCGCCTGGAACATATCGCAATCCCTTCGGCTGTTCTTGGGCACGGGTATTGGCCGCGCAAAGTCGGGCGCACCCATCTATCCCACATTCAAGCCGCACTCCCCATTCCTGTGGGGCGCGCAGATCACCCACATGGCTTCCACGTTGCAATGGTGGCGAACGTATGAATCCCTGGTGGGCGCAGCGGTGCGTCACTTTGAGGCCAATCCTGCTGACTTGAGTAACCCTGAGTTTCGGTTCAGCCAGAGCCAGATCGCCGACCTGGGATTTAAGTCTGGATGGCGAGCCTGGGAGTTCCTAACCACGCGGCTGGCGGATTATGGCTTAGGCGGGCTGGAGCAGGTGGCGCGAGACGCCGCCGTGCGTCGGGCCAAGAATCCAAAGGCAGCGCTGTTGAGCCGGGATGCTTACGCGAAGCTGGCTCAACTGGCGCAGAACGAGATTACGCTGGATTCAGGGCTGGCCACACGGCATCCGTTCTTGGTCACCAACGACAAGGGCGCCCTTATCAACCCACTGATGGGATGGGCGCTGAACAAGAGCTACGACTTTGCAGTGGGATTCCGTGGTCCGGATGGCAGTCGCACGCTGGCCGGAACGCGAACCGCCATAGTGGCCATGCTGTTTGGCGTGCTGCCCGCAGCCCTGGCTTATGCCTTGATGCGCGATCTGTATGACGAGTATGTGATGAAGCGCAAGGCGAACGTGCGCGATTTGCGCTCTGTCACCTCACCGCAGGACGCGCTGCTGACTTTGATGGATAATGTGTCTCGCGTTGGTGCCATGGGCATGGCGGGTGAAATGCTGAACAGCAACATCAACTTCGATAGCGCCCGGCCTGTGTCGTTGGACAGTCGAATTTTCATCGTTTCTTCTGCCCTTTCTTTGGGCAAGAGCGTCGCCGGGCTGGCCATGCAAGGCGGAGCGGCGGACTGGGCCACGGTGTATCGCCCCATGTTTTCGGCGTTGGGAGGTTCTGGCTATCTACAATATGCCGATGCAATCAACGGTGTGCTTGGACTCGACAATCAAGAGGCGAGGGTGGCGAGGCGAGTGGCAGTGAGCAATTATCTGCGTGCCGCTGGCCGCGAGCTATCGCTGGATGTGCGCAAGAGCGGTGCGACATCGGCCTCATTGCCAAGCGAGCAGAAGATGTATGTCGGCCAGATGGTAATGGCGGCCTTGGCCAACGATCACGCAGCATTCAATGACGCTTATCGCAACGCCAAGAAGGCGGCCAAGGATGCGGGAAGTGACGACCCTGAGCAAACCATTCAACGCAGCTTCAGCGCTTACAGCCCGCTACGGCTGGTGTTCCAGACGGAGCCAACCGAGCAGGAGTATCGCCGAATGCTGATGAGCATGAGTGAGTTGGGCCGCGATTCTGTGGCGAGCGCAATTCGCCTGTTCAATCATTACGGAGAACAGATTGGCGTGAAACCTAACCTTGGCAGGAAAGAAAAGAAAACATCCTTATTTGATGTTACCCGTCAAAAACCAACGCTGAATGATCTGCGGCGGCAGGCGGCGATGGTTGGGGCGGTGGATTTTTAATCGTGCCACTCACTGATGGCTACTGCCAGCATGGCTTCATCAGAGTGGCGGCAGCCAAGGTGATCGAATCGCCGATAGATTTCCGCGATGCGCTTTTCTTCTTCCTTGGTCAAGGGCACGCGCTTGGAATGATCGCGGTGCGTGGACTCTGTGATGCGACGCAACAAGGCGTATTCTTCCGGGGTGAATTCGGCTCTCATAGCGTCAGCTTTTAGTGAACATACCCCTTGGTTGTTTTGGTGCTGGCGTGGCCGACTTCACGACTGATGTGCTCCAGGCTTTTGCCATCCTTGTGCCAGCGTGTGACGCATCCGTGACGCAGGCAATGGAATGACTTGCCGCTGATTTCATTGTATTCGCAGTAGCGCTTGAAGTAGATGCTCAAGCGAGCGCGTTGCGCCGGGTCAAGGTTGATGTCCCGCTCTTGTGGGAACAGATACTTTTCATGGCTGACTGGTATAAGCGTCAACAGCTCGGACAGCTCATCCGAGATGGGCGCCATTACCCGCCGGTCGCGCTTGTCGGTCCAGACAATGGCGTAGCCTGACTTGCTGAAACTATCCCACTCCAGATTGCAGATGTCTCCCAAGCGCAGGCCGATTTCATCCGAGATTTTTACAGCGAATTGCCAGAACACCATGTTGTTGGACTCGAAGTATTTCAGCAAACGCTTCACCTCTGGCGTGGTAAATGGCAGCATTTCCTTGGCCTCCTTTTGCTCATGGCTAAGCATCCGCATATTCACCTGAACGCGGGAGCGTCCTGCGGGATTGCTGGCCATCCAGCCGTGATCGAGACAGAAGTCCATAAAGACGCGAATAGCAGACAGACACAGCCTGCGCGTTTGCGCTTTTGCGGTGGACTCCGGATTGTTGATCCACTTATCCACATGCTCGTCGGTCAAGGCTGACGGGGGAAGATTCCCAATGTGCATGTCGCGCTCCCATACGCGCAACACATTCATGGTGTTGGCGGCAGTTTTGGGAGAGCGTCGGCGCATCAATGATTCACTGAATTTTTCCAGCGCCTTGGTTATCGTCAGTTTACGACCAGTGGTAATCATGCCTATGGCCTCACGGCTTAAACGGCCAGCGCGGGCGGCGGCCTGCAATTCGTCCAGCCCCGATTCCCGCACCGCTCGCTCAGCGTCTTCAAGGTTGGTCGCACCGGTGCTGATGGTTTTGCTGCCACCGTTGGCGGTGCGAATGCGGGCGTGGTAATACCCGCCTATCTTTGTCAATGTCGTTGTCATGTGACCCTAAATACACTGTTACGGTAACAGCGTCAAGAGTTCTTGGGGACTGGCTGAGCCAACTGGCTTTGATACCATTTGCGATTCCATTCCTCGGCGAACTTGAGCTTTGCTTGGCGCTGGAGTTTGTGTTTGATCCGCATTCTTCTGCCTTGGCGCAGCCGCTCGATGTGCAGCGGCGTGGCCTTGCGAAATTTGGCACGCTCCTTGGCGGCCTTGATGCTGGTGCTTTGGTTGCGGATTCTCCCGGTCAGGATTCGGCGCTGCTTTTTTAGCTCGGCCAGCGCTTTTTCCATGACTTTTACTTGGGACTGGCAGGCAATCATGCGAGCCTGCTCTTGGCGTCGATACTGCGCTTCGCGTTCGTTCAGACGTTTCAACACTGGGTCATCTGCAAAAGCAGATTTTATTTGTTCGGTAGTTGGGGTTTGGATGTTGGTGTTCATGTAGTTACGGTTGTTGGTGTTCGTATATCACTTGTTCTGCGTCCTCGCCTTCATCGCGTAGGTGTAGCAGTGTTTTCCGGGGAGTTCACAGACCTCAAGCAGCCCGGCTTCATGCTTGGCCCGCAGTTTCTTAACGAACGGCTTGAAGTCGCCGTTGTATTTCGTCCGCAACGCCCGCGAGTGGTAGGTCTTGCCCGTCTCCGGGTCACGGAAGCCTTTGTCAGCGGCGCTCACGCCGAGGTATCGGAAGTTGGCGGCGCGGTAGATGGTTCCAGAGTGACCGTGCGCGGGATCGGCGTCTGGATGACGATGGTCGCCGAGGCGAGTTGCGGATCGGCGTGGATGGCGTCGATG